TAAAACGAGGAGCTTCATCAGCAGTTAAGGATATACGAGAAAGCATTGAGTTTGTTGAGAGCTTTGATAATGTTGTACTTTGTTTTGATAATGACAAGGCAGGTATAGAATCAGCAAGACAAGTTGCTAGAATATTAAAACCTAGTAAAGCTAAGATAGTAAACTTACCTAACGGATATAAAGATGCTAACGAAATGTTAGCTAAGAAAAAGTTTCAAGAGTTTTCTAATGCTTGGTGGGAAGCTAAGACATATACACCTTCTGGCATTTTAGATTTATCTAGCAAGAAAGATGATTGGCTCAACAGAGAAGTCAAAGAAAGTATTGCTTATCCTTGGGAAGGATTAAATAAAAAGTTATATGGTATGCGTAAAGGCGAACTTGTTACTCTTACAGGTGGAACAGGTCTTGGTAAGTCTAGTGTAACTAGAGAACTTGAGCATCATCTTATAAAGAATACAAAAGATAATGTAGGTATCATAGCACTTGAAGAAAACTGGTTGCGTACTGCTGATGGTATTGTATCTATTGAAGCAAATGATAGGATATATTTATCTGAGAAAAGAGAGAACTATACTAATGATGAGTTACAGGATTTGTTTGATAGAGCTATACAAAAAGGTAGAGTATTTATTCATGCACACTTAGGAGCTACAGATATAGATGAAATATTTTCTAAGCTAAGATATATTATTGTTGGTTGTGAATGTGATTGGGTAGTGGTTGACCACCTACACATGCTTGTCAATGTGCTGACTGAAGGAGATGAAAGAAGAGGTATTGATATGTTAATGAACAGACTAAGAAGTTTAGTAGAGGAGACAGGTGTTGGTATGATATTAGTATCACACTTGCGTAGAGCACAGGGAGACAGGGGACACGAAAAAGGAATACAAGTGTCCCTTTCTCACCTAAAAGGTTCTCAAGGAATTGCACAGTTGTCCGATTGTGTGATAGCATTAGAAAGAAATCAACAGGCAGAAAATCCAGATGAAGCAAACATTACTAAAGTTAGGGTACTTAAATCAAGATATACCGGAGATACAGGCATGGCATGTAGTTTAAGATATGATATTGATACAGGTAGATTACATGAAATAACAGATGAAGAGACATTCCATGCAGAAGATTTCTGAAATAGTATTTGACATAGAAACAGATGACTTAGATGCAAGTAGAGTATGGTGTATTGTTGCAAAAGAAGTTGATGGTACAGTACATAGATTTTCTCCTAATGAAATAGAAGAGGGTTTAAATTTTTTAGGTGAGGCAAAAACTCTTATAGGTCATAACATAATTGGTTTTGATTTACCGGTTCTACAAAAACTTCACAACTTTAAATACAAAGGCAAGATAGTAGATACTCTTGTCATGTCAAGACTTTATAATCCAATCAGAGAAAATGGACACAGCCTAAAAACATGGGGTTATAAACTATCATGTCCTAAACAAGAACAACCAGAGTTTGAAAACTATTCTCCACAGATGCTTGATTATTGTGAGCAAGATGTAATATTGAATGAAGCTGTTTACAAATACTTACTTGATGAAGGTAGAGGCTTTAGTTCCGAGGCTACTAACTTAGAACACAAAGTTGCTTCGATAATGTTAGAACAAGAAAGAAACGGATTTTATTTTGATAGTAAACAAGCAATGCTTTTATTAGCAAAGCTAAGTCAAAAGATGGCAGATGTAGAAGATGAAGTACAAAAAACATTTCAGCCTAAATTAGTTGATGACAGGATAGTTACGCCTTACATTAAAAAAAATGGAGAACTAAGTCAAAGAGGTTTGACAGATGAAGAGTATACTAATTGTTTAAATACAGAAAACTTTGAACCTTTCATGCGACAAAAGTTAGTAGAGTTTAATTTAGGTAGTCGTAAACAAATAGGAGAATATCTTATTGACTTCGGTTGGATGCCAGAAAGATTTACTCCTACTGGACAACCTATTGTTGATGAAGCAACTCTTAAAAAGATTGAGCACATTAAAGAAGCTAAACTTATAGCAGACTTTCTGTTATATCAAAAGAGAATAGCTCAAGTGTCATCATGGATAGATGAGTTAAAAGGTGATAGAGTTCATGGTAGAGTTATACCTAACGGAACTATTACAGGTAGGATGACACATAGAAGTCCTAATATGGCTCAAGTTCCAAACTTAGGTAGCCCTTATGGTAAAGAGTGTCGTTCTTGTTGGACAGTCCCTGAAGGCTATAGATTAGTTGGTATTGATGCTAGTGGACTTGAATTGAGAATGTTAGCACATTACATGAATGATATTGATTACATTGAAGAAGTTGTTAATGGAGACATACATTCAACCAATCAAGAACTTGCAGGATTAAAAACTAGAGACCAAGCTAAAACATTTATATACGCTTTGGTTTATGGTGCAGGAGATGCTAAGATAGGTAAGATAATAAATGGTGATATTAAAAAAGGTAAGGCATTAAAAGAAAGATTCTTTAGAAACTTACCGGCTCTTAAAAAATTAAGAGATAGAGTACAACAAGCTTCTAATCGTGGATTCTTAAAAGGTATAGATGGTAGAAGAATATATGTTAGAAGTCAGCATTCAGCACTTAATACTTTATTACAAGGTAGTGGTGCTATTGTTATGAAACAAGCTATGATTAATTTACATGAACTAATTAAATTAAATACTTTTGATGCTAAGTTTGTTGCAAATATACATGATGAATGGCAGTTAGAAGTCAAAGAATCTCAAGCAGATTGTGTTGGTAGAATTGGTGTTGAGTGTATAGAAAAAGTAACAGACCAATTTAATATGAGGTGTAACTTAACCGGTCAATATAAAATTGGAGGTAACTGGAGTGAAACCCACTAAGAAAGATAGAAAGAAGTTTGATATAGATTTACAGTACGGAACTATAAGAGAAGAAAAAATTATAGATATGTTTGTAAATAAAAAGATAGAAGTAAAATCTGAAAGAGGAATGTGGATGAAAACAGGTAATATTTGTATTGAGTATGAGTCTTACGGAAAACCATCTGGTATAATAACTACTGAAGCAGACTACTGGTTTCATAATTTATGTATAGATGATAATATATTTTGCACACTTATTTTTGACATACCTAAACTAAAACAACTTATAGATAAATTAGATTTTAAAAAGTCTGTTAGTGGTGGAGACCACAATGCTAGTAGGATGTGGTTAGTTAGTATACAAAAATTATTTACTTCAGATGTATATAAAACATTTAAGGACCTAAAAAATGAACAAACCCCTTGACAAAACTGAATTAGACAAGTATAATAAGTTTACATCCGAGTCCGGACATTGGTATTCTCTTGAGGGAGAACCCATGTACACCATCATAGGTGCTAATGGTAAAGAGAGAAACACCACACTAAGAGATGCTAAAAGCATAGGACTTGTTCCTTCTGTTACTACTATTCTTGGCATGGTTGCTAAACCTGCATTAGAGAACTGGAAGATAACTCAAGCTATAAAATCTGCAGCTACTTTAGACATAGGAGATGAAGAGTCTATGGATTCTTTTGTGTATAGATGTAAGGCTGATGCAAAACAGATTGGTTCAAAAGCTGCAAAAGAAGGAACTAAAATACATGCTCAAATAGAAAAAGGTTTTGTCGGTAAAAGTAAATCAAGACCTTATAAAATTATACAAGCATGGTTAGATAAAAACTTTCCTAATGAAGACTGGATAGCAGAAGATTCTTTTTGTGCTAATCAAGGTTATGGTGGTAAGATAGACTTATATTCTAAGTCAGGAATATTTGTGGATTTTAAAACTAAAGATAATCTTGAAGGTAAAGACCCTGCTAAATTAGTTTATGATGAACATGGTATGCAACTTTCTGCTTATGCTCAAGGTTGTAATATAGATGAGCCTACAAGAGTTTCTATCTTTGTAGATAGGGCAGATACAAGTTTAGTTCTTTGTCATATATGGGACACAGAATCACATGAGAAACATAAAGAAATGTTTAATAGTATATTAAGATACTGGCAACTGGTAAAGAATTATGAATGGCAAGAAGTCTAAACAGTTAAGAAGGAAAGCAGAACATTTATTAATAGCTTGGTTAAGAACTATGACACCGGATGGAGAAGATAAAACTAAAATAAATGTAAAGAACTTACATGAGTTTTTACCAGAACAAACACATATCTTTGCAAATAATAAATTTATGTTAAGTGCTTATAGTTTGAGATGGTTTTACAAACAAGTAAAAAGAAATCCTGACATAAAAGTAAAAGAACTTTTATGAAAAAACAAATAAATTATAAATTTAAAGAAGATAAAATTTTAAATTTAGTAGAAGATTATATTAATAGTACTTATACTCAACACTATTCTAATGGTAAGTATCAAGCTACAGATATGATTATAGATGCCGGACATGGCGAAGGTTTTAGTATTGGTAATGTTATGAAGTATGCTATGAGATATGGCAAGAAAGATGATAAAAGAACAGAACTGTTAAAAATTATACACTATGCAATTATTGCATTATATTTAGAGGAGCAAGATGGTAGAAGATAAGATAGGAAGTAAACCTTATTTAGGTATTGTTATAGATTATGACAGAGAAAAAAACTTTGATAGATTTAGTTTAGACACACTCAAAGATAGATATTTTTGGGATAATGAAACACATGCTCAAGAAGCTTTCGCCAGAGCTTCAGTATTTGGAGCAACCTTTAAAGGAGAAACAGATTATGAATTGGCTCAAAGACTTTATGATTACAGTTCCCACAGGTGGTTCATGTTTAGCACTCCTATACTTAGTAACGGGGGAACAACTCGTGGGCTACCTATCTCTTGCTTTCTTAATTATGTACCTGACAGCAGGGATGGTTTATCTGCTCACTTCGATGAAAATATATGGTTGGCTAGTTCGGGTGGAGGTATCGGTGGATTCTGGGGAGATGTTAGGAGCAATGGTATACCTACTGCTCATGGCAGTCGTTCAACTGGTTCAATTCCATTCATGCATGTAGTTGATTCTCAGATGTTAGCCTTTAATCAAGGTACAACCAGAAGAGGTTCTTATGCTGCATATATGGATATATCTCATCCAGAGATAGAAGAGTTTATAAACATGCGTAAAGAATCAGGTGGAGACATAAATAGAAAAAATTTAAATCTACATAACGGAGTTAATCTTAACGATGCATTTTTAGAAGCTGTAAAGAATGATGAAGATTGGAGATTGATTGACCCTAAAACTAATGAAGCTGTAAAGGTTATTAATGCTAGAGATTTATGGTGGCAAATAATAAATGCTCGTGCTGAAACCGGAGAACCTTACATGATTAATATTGATACTTGTAATAAACATTTACCAAAAGGACAAAAAGATTTAGGTTTAAAAATTAAACAAAGTAATTTATGTTCAGAGATTACTTTACCAACTGATGAAGAAAGAACAGCAGTATGTTGTTTGTCTTCTGTAAATTTAGAAAACTTTGATAAGTGGTCTAAGAATGATTACTTTATTAAAGACTTAATAACTATGCTTGATAATGTATTACAACATTATATTGACAATGCTATAGATACAACTCAACTAGGAGAATATAGTGCAAATTTTAAACGATTTAAAACATATGTTAGAGAAGGTAAAGAAGGATATACTAAATCTGCCTATTCGGCATATAGAGAGAGAAGTCTCGGCTTGGGTGCAATGGGGTTTCATGCATATCTACAGTCTAGGGACATACCTTTTGAGGGTATTTTCGCAACTGGATTTAACCACACAGCTTTCACATATATTAAATCAAAAGCTAATGAGGCTACTAAAGAGTTGGCTGTTGAAAGGGGCGAAGCTCCTGACATTCATGGTTCAGGTCGTAGAAATGCTAATCTACTGGCTATTGCTCCTAATGCTAGTAGTGGGATTATATGTAGTGGGACTTCTCCTAGTATTGAGCCTTATAGAGCTAATTGCTATACTCATAAAACTTTATCAGGGAGTTATCAAGTTAAGAACAAATACTTGGAAAAGCTTTTTAAGTCGAAAGGATTAAAAGGTAAGAAGTTAGAAAATCTTTGGAAAGATATATCAGGTAATGATGGCTCAGTCCAACACTTAGATATTCTTACAGATGAAGAAAAAGAAATATTTAAAACAGCAAATGAAATAAATCAAATATGGATTGTAGAACATGCATATCAAAGACAACAGTTTATATGTCAAGCACAGTCCGTAAATTTATTTTTTACTTTACCAAAAGCAACAGAGAGTCAACAAATACATGATGACTATATGCAATATGTAAATGATGTGCATTGGTATGGTATGAATAAACTTAAATCACTCTATTATTTTAGGTCTAACGCAGCTAGAAGTGTAGAGAATGTAAACATTAAAGTTCCAAGAATCAGGTTAGATGAAGTGGAATGTATAGCATGTGAGGGATAACATGATAAAAGAAAAACTATATGATGCTTTGTATGATAAATATAAAGCTGAACAATCAGAAGCTTTGTGTAATATTCAAATGTATTTTAGAGAATGTGTTGGTGTAGCTGACCATCCTAATACAGTAGATACTGTAGCTAAATTATTTGAAGAGTATGCAG